ACTGCATTTGTTTTAGCGAATGGTGGTGGCGGTGGTGGCTCTCAGCAAATAAACACAGTTAATTTTTATAGGCCACTTTTTCCGTCGCTTTTAAAACAGTCTATTATTTACAATGCTTCTACAACAACAATCACATCAGCCTCAATTGATGCACAACTTGACGGTTTTCCCAGTACTCCCACATATATCTCTTATGGAGTAGAAAGACCCCTTAGATACGTCATTGTAGGTGATGGCACTGCAAATAATATTGCCGTTAGTACTGACGGAATTAATTATCAAGGACTTGGACTCATATTTTCTACTTGGGGTATATCTGTGGCTTATAGTCCGACTCTTAATAGATGGGTTGCCGTTGGTAAAGGGATTACCACTATGTTTTATAGTGATGATGCCTTTTCTTGGACTGCTGTTCCATCATCAACAAGTATTCTTGGTGAAGGACAACGTGTTTTTTGGAATGGAACACGTTTCCTTGCTGGTGCACTAACTGGTGGAAATACAATTGCTACTTCACTTGACGGTATAAGTTGGGCAACACAAGGAGCAACTACTTTTTCAACTTCTTGTGCTGGATTCGCTACTAATGGAGAAATAACTGTAGCCGTTGGCAGAGGAGGAAATACTGTTGCATATTCTTGGGATGGTGGTTTAACTTGGACTGGCTTAGGTAATATATTATGCGATATTGGTGGATTTTCTGTATGCTGGACTGGAACACGTTTCATAGCAACATTTGAAGATTCTGGAAGTGGAAATACAGTAGCATACAGTAGCGACGGCATATCTTGGATAGGAAATGGTATGGTTTTTGATTCACAAGGTCAAGGTGTGGCATCAAATAATATTACACAAATAGCAGTGGGTGGATATACAACACACATTTTTGCCAGTTATAATGGTGGTCTGAATTGGAATCCAGTATCTTCTACACTTGATGGAATCGGATTTGGCGTTCTCTGGAGTGGTTCATTATGGGTGGCTATTGGGTCTGGAACTCATAATTATGTATATTCCCCCGACGGTCAGAACTGGTTTGAATCAGCAACAGCACACTCTATAATTGAAACTACAATCAGAGGAGTTGCTTGTAATTCAGAACGGGCTAATAGAATAAATTTCCCAGTCAATATGATTGTTGTAAGTGGCGGAACTGGAAATACCTTAGCATACTCAACAGATAATGCACTAAGTTGGAAAAATGTATCGCCAACTCCGTTTTCAACACAGTGTTATAATGTCGCCTATGGTAATGGACTATGGGTTGGCTTCGGGCAAGGAGGTAATACATTAGCCTATAGTTATAACGGCAAGAACTGGATTGGTAATGGAACTGCTATACATACAACAAGTGCCCGTGGAGGAGTTTATGGAAGCAGATGGGTAAGTGTAGGAGCGGGAGGCAACAGCATAGCACATTCTACTGATGGCATCAACTGGACGGGCTTAGGAACAACTATGTTTACAACTGGTTTAGTAGTTGGGTATGGAGGAGGAACATTCGTGGCTGGAGGACAAACGGGTGCGAACACATTAGCCTATTCAACAACGGGAACTTCATTTAATGGTGCTGGAAATACACTTTTTACCACTGCTTGTAATGCAGTAGCCCATAATGGAATACGTTTTGCAGTAGGAGGTCAAGGTGGAAACTCCCTCGGTTATAGTAGCGACGGAATAACATATAGTCCAGTATCTGGTTCTACCAGTATATTTACAAATTGCAGAAGCATCGCTTGGAATGGAACAATCTTCTTAGCAACTGGAACGGGAGCCAATGTATTTGCCAGTTCAACAGATGGTATTACTTGGACTCCTCTTGGTGGTTCAAGTGTATTTAGCAGTGGAGGTCAAGAAGTGTTCTGGGCTGGCAATAAATGGATTGCATTGGGAAGCGGTGGAGCATTTATTGCAATTTCAACTGACGCTACTGGTGCATCTTGGATTAAACCACAGCAGACACAATTTAGTTCCCTTGGCTTAGGAGGTGCTTGGAACGGCTCAAACAGTCAAGCGATTATTCCAGCAACGTCTATTGTGTTAAACAGCACAAACAATAAGAAACTTGATTTAGTACCAGCCCCTTATGGAGTGAATGGAATCACTAATATAACAATGACAATTAAGACGTAAATAGGTAATGCATTATACGACTACTTTTGTATTTGTATAATCCATTTTTGTATTACAAAAAAATACCCTAAGGCAGTGGTATGGTGTTCGTAAGGTAATCCGACGGTAATAGTGCTAATGCATTTGTATCTCCCTTAATAACCTCTACAAGCCACGATAAATCCCCTATCTCTTCTTCGGGTTCGCATAGAGGGAATGCTAGGCGATATTCTGCACGTGCTTTCTCTAATATTTCTAGTATAACTGTCCCAGTAAAATAGCGTCCCAATAGTGAATAGAAATCATCACTCTTGAGTTGCGGTGGATAGGAGCGTTCTCGTACCAATTGGTCTATCCAACGGTCAAACCAATAGCACCCCATAACATCTACGTTCTTAACACCCGTAATACGTTTTAATTGTCCCTTACTTATAAGGGGTTTAACTTTTTTGAAGAGAGCAATCTGTTCTTTAAGTATCTCTTTGGCCTTATTCATACTACTGACTTCTCTTCTTTTTCTTTTTGTTCTTTCTCTTCTTTCTCGGCTTCTTTATTGACTATTACAATCTCTATTGTAGAGTTATGACAGCCAGACCTTATGTAGTATCTCTGTGCGATTTTATAGAAGATGTATGTCCCTATAGAAATACTAGCACTAATGAGAGTTTGGGTTGTATCCATCATATATAAAAGAGAGTAGGATTTTTTATCAATTTTTTTTTTGGACGGGGGGAACGGGATTTTTTTGACACTTTTCTTACGTGGAGTGCTCTCTAGAGAAAGTCTGACGAAAAAAACCCGTCCCCCCCGCTCTGATTATGGATAGAACTACACGAATCCACCTTTAGAAAAAATTGAAGCGGGGGGAAAACGCGGGAAAACGGGGGGAACGGGTTTTTTTCGTCAGATTTTCTCTAGAACACCTCTATCGTAAGAAAAGTGTCAAAAAAATCCCGTTCCCCCCGTTTTCCCGTTTTTATTCTTGATAGAACTACACGAATCCACCTTTAGAAAAAATTGAAGCGGGGAAAACGGGGGAAAACGGGGGAAAACGGGGGAAAACGGGGGGAACGGGATTTTCCCGTCAGACTTTCTCTAGAGAACACTCCACGTAAGAAAAGTGTCAAAAAAATCCCGTTCCCCCCGTTTTCCCGTTTTTATTCTTGATAGAACTACACGAATCCACCTTTACGGATTACCTTCATACCACTACCTTGGTGTCATTTTTATACGGGAAAAATACGAATAAAATCTAAAAAAATACTAGTATAATACATTACAGTTTTTACTTTCGCTTTTGGTATACTCTAAACTCTGGGTAGTTTTTAATTAATGCATTACGAAGCGTTTTCTCGTCTGACCCAGACATTGGTTTGTATTTACCGCCTCTGTCTTTTAAAGCCGTGGCAATTTTAAATAGTTCTGTTTTATCTTTATTTTCAATATCTTTCCTTGTATAAGGGAATCCACCCGGTGCTAAAACTTGCTGTTTAAGTACTCTTGGTTTCTTTTCTGCTGGTGCTTTCTGTTCCTCTTGAGAAGGGGGGCGAGAAGGAGGGCGAGAAGGAGCACGAGAAGATACACGAGAACGGGGTGCTGGTTGGGCGGATTCTTCCTTTTCCTCTTGAGAAGGGGGACGAGAAGGAGCACGAGAAGATACACGAGAAGATACACGAGAACGGGAAGACTGAGGAGTTGTAAACTCTTGGTCGCCCATAGACGAAGGGGGGCGAGAAGATGCACGGGAACGAGAACGGGAACGAGAACGTCTTTCCAAGTTAATTCTTTTCTGGATTTCTTCGTCTTCTTCTGCAAAAGGGTCTGGTTCTTGAAGACCTACTTCTAATCCTTGTGCTTGTGCCTCTCCAGTATCATCTCTACGAAAAGGATTCAGTCCTTCCTTCTCTTCCTTCTGGTCTGGGTCTTCATTTAGGTATGTACCATTGCGTTGTGCCATACGTTCCCGTTCTTGTGCGTCAAATTGTGCTCTGCGAAAATTACGTTCTTGGCCTCTTAAATATTCGGATACATAACTACTAACACCACTTGATTTACCGCTAGATGATGAATCTCCAGAGGATGCAAATGATTCATCATCATCTGAATCAAATGAATCAGAGGGGAGTCCCGCTTGACGGGCTTGTTGCTGTTGTCGACGCTTTGATAGTTCTTCTAAACGCATTTTGTCCTCCTCTGCGGACTCTTTCCCAGCAAGAGGTAGTCTTGTAAATCCAAGAGATTTTACAAGTGATGCTGATAGACGCTTACGTTCGGCTACTGATTTATCAGCACCTCCAATCATTCCTTTTAGGTAGTTATTAACTCTGTTAAAAGTATTCATCATTACTTCCAGTTGTGGGTTCTGTTGTATCCATTGTCTGTTCGCATCATTACCATCTTCTCCTTCACTTCTTAATTCACGCAGACCCTCTTCAATACTTTCACAGTATTCTAATACTTCCATTAGGTCTTCCAATGATGCACTAGAAGCCCAGCGGAATAATAGACGCAGAAATCTAACTGAATCATTGAATGCGAAGTTGTTGGCTTGACCCGCTGATATTGATGCCGAAATGGCTTGTAGTGTCTGAGAGATTTCTAGTTTTACTTTCGTAGATTCTGATTCTGATTCTAGCGTCTGTGGTCGCTGATAAGGGAGTCCTTGCTTCTCGGCTTCAATAGCATCTAATTGCTGACTACGGTTTCGTAATTGCTGACGACCCCATTGCTGTGCCATTTTAGTATACAGTACCCCACCGCTCAATCCACCACTGTAATCGCCCCACATATCGGAAGGAACATCAAATGACACTTGACGTGCTGAATAAATATCTGCTTGATTTCCCATACTTGGATTCGCATATTTACGTTGTCCTAATACTGGTTTTGGTACATTGTAATTTTGATGATATTTACGTGCGTATCTGTCAGAATTAACGGTAGATTGAACTTTTGCCCTAGCCATTCGGTGAGCGTCCAATGTTTTTTGATGGTGATAATATCCTTGAATATCGTTCGCTTCGTGTAGTACAATAGGGCGGTATGTCATCTCTGGATAATATGCTAAGACGTTTCCTCGGACGGCTTCTTCAAATACTGTCGGAAAAGTAAGTTGAACGGCTTGTTGTCCGAATGGTTTTTGCGTTCCATACGAACTCATTATATTATGTAATAACATTATAATTTGAAATTATAACATTCGGGTTTTCTATATAGAATCGCATCTATAAAGAAAAATTGAAATCGGGGGAACGGGGGGGACGGGTTTTTTTCGTCAGACTTTCTCTAGAGAACACTCCACGTAAGAAAAGTGTCAAAATAATCCCGTCCCCCCCGTCCAAAAAAAATTGAAATTAATATAAATTATGTTGCTTTACATATTTTGATGCATCAATCATAGATAATCCTTTACTAGCCATTACTTTCTTTACAATCTCAGCACGTGCCCGTCGACCATCCATAGCACCAACAGCACGTTTCTTCTTGCCCTTCCCTTCCATCTGCATTTTAGGAGGATTCCGGGGGGATGGGTACATACGGTCTGCGTTCATATTGGCTTTCATATCCATCATACCGCCAACCACACGTCCAGAGCCTTTCATATCATTCTTAAACAACGCCATCAGTTTCTTACTACCCATTTCGTCTAAATGACCCGCACCAAGTAGTTTGCTAATGAGCGGAAGTGCCATCATTGCTAGTCCTAAGTATCCACCTTTCATCTTTTTACCGTGGTATTTCTGTTCGTGTTCTTCAATCATTTCTTTCATACAGTCGTGTGCTTCTTGGCTCATATGACCCGCACCAAGTAGTTTGCTAATGAGCGGAAGTGCCATCATTGCTAGTCCTAAGTATCCACCTCTCATTCCTTCGCCTTCGTAACGACCAGTGCCAAGCCCACCAGCCATATCGTCCATTCCTTTATGGAATGCTCGTGCGTATCCTTTGCCGTGCAGTTTGTGTAGATGCTCTTTAAGTGCTTGTCCTTGAGCCATAGCGTCTTCATCGTCGCTGTCAGAATCGGATTCGTTTTTACCACCACGAAACTGTGATAGACCCATTGACGGAGTTGCTCCACGACCATCTAAAGGATTCATACGTTCCATTTGCTCCTCCATAGCCCGTTGGTCTGCCATCTGTTTTTTTTGCATTCGTACTATAGGGGTAAGTCTTGTTGACATTCTATATACTGATAATATTTTTTATCACCCGGATATATAGATGAACCCATTATTAGCAGAAATGCTCCACGGTGCGGGTTTAAGTGATATTGTAATACCACGCAATAAGTTTATTAAGGAACATAATCGCTTGATAAAACTTCTGAATAGTTCAGATGACCCCGCACTTCAGAAAGAAGCAAAAGACCAATCAGAAGAACTACATTTAATAAATGGCGGTATGTCTAAACGGTCTGGATTTATTCGTAGATTGATGGCTGAAAATGCACTGAAACATAAAGGCCAATATAAAAATCCTACAACACTGCACCGTGATTCTACAATGAATAAACCCGCTAAGTTTGTATACAAAAAATTAGCGAATAAAGCACAGAAAGGCACAAATACTTCCGAATACGGAGCAAGTCCATTTATTACATTACATTTTGGAACAGCCAAAGCCGTACCATTCATACGGAAACGGGAACGTGAGGAAGAACTCCCTACAGAACCGTTTGAGTTAGTTCGGAGGAGAGCACCTAAAGCACCTAAAGAACCTAAAGCACCCTATTCAAAACAAAGCAAAAAACCAGTACAAGAGTTGCAACAACAGAAACAACCCATACAACCAATCGTAGAATCTGAACCATCTAAACAATCCAGACAAAAAGCACCGAAAGAACCGAAAGAACCTAAAGCACCTAAAGAACCTAAAGAACCTAAAGAACCTAAAGAACCTAAAGAACCTAAAGAACCTAAAGAACCTAAAGCACCGAAAGCATCTAACGATTTTAATGTACCATCCGTTCCCGAATCATTACAAGATTCCATTACAGAAGATGATGTAAAAGATTTACTTCCAATGCTAATAAAACGAGCAAAAATATCATTGCTGTATAAGAAAGCACGTGAAATGCTTCCCGATTCTGATACGTGGAAGGACACACCACCTATCATAAAAAAAGTTGATAAACTCAATGATAAGTTCTCAGAAGAACAAGATGCTAGTAAAAATGAGGTATACAATCGTGTTAAGTTTACTAAGCAAGTAAATGCTTTCTTAGAAAAAGTTATTAAATCATTACAGCCACAACTACCAGACCCCGGTATAACAAAAGAGAACGTATCCAAGTACAAACCCGCACCGTATTATCAAAAATAAAAACAGATGGTAAAAAACAGATGCGTGTTATTTCCGGCAATTAAAAATATCTACGTAGTGTAGATGGATGCAACCGAGTTTATGCTACAGATTGGAAAGCAACTAATGGAAGAACGTAAAGTGGTAGAGAGTACAGCAAATGCATACATTAAAAGTCTATACGCATTGAACGGTAAGAAGTCATTTAAGAACCTATCCTTCCTTAAGGATACTGATACAATTGATAAGAAGATTAGTGAATATGCTGAGACTACCCAACGTGCTCTATTGGCTACAATCGTATCAGTACTTAGTTTATACAAGAATAAACCCACATTTAAGAAAGTATTCCAGCATTACTATGATGCGATGATGAAGCGTAGCGGTGAAGTACGTGCCGAAGAGGGTAAAAATGAGAAGACCGATAAACAAAAGGAGAACTGGCTTAGTTGGAAGGAAATTGAGGAACGCAAAGTTGAACTTAAAGACGAAGTAGAAAAAATGAAGAAAACCATTACAGCAAATGAATATGAAAAATTACTGCAGTTTGTGATTCTATCCTTATATACGGAGATTCAACCAAGACGCAACCAAGACTATTTAGATATGTATATCGTTAAGAAGTGGAATGATAAGATGCCTCAAGACAAGAACTATTTAGATATGGCTACTAAAAAGTTTATCTACTGCAAGTATAAAACCAGTAAGAAAAATGGCGTTCAGACCCACGATATTCCAGAGTCTCTAATGGAAGCCATTAACTCCTATCTTAAGTACCACCCCCTATGGAAGGGACTAGCGAAGCGTAAGGCTGAACCCGTAAAGTTTCTTGTACTGCAAGATGGAGTACCTATGACGGCAGTCAATGCAATCACACGTATTCTGAACCGTATATTCGGTAAAAAAGTAGGCTCTTCAATGCTAAGACATATATACATCTCGGACAAATACGGTGATGTAATGGAAGAGCAAAAGGCTGATGCAGTTGCTATGGGGCATAGTGTATCACAGCAACGGGATTATTACAAAAAAGATGCTAATCAAACGTCAGAATAATAGGAGTGTTAGTTATTATAATTTTCATAGGTTCTACGACTGTTTTTTTGCGTCCGGGAGGCTTCTTAGGCTTTACCGAAGTATCCACTTTTACAATAGCATCCATTCTACTGTAATAGTGTTTTTTATTGTAGGGTCAGTAAGAAATCTAATTGTCTGTTACTGATACGTTGTAAGTTTTCTAATGTAGCCAGTTTCTGATAGACAAACTTCCAATCACCTTCTACATCATTCGCTCGTGCAAGGAATGCATCTTTAATCTGTTTAGCCTTACGTTCGTTATACGCCTTACGGTCTCTCTCCCGTCGTTGTTGTCGTTCATCCTCGTTTTCTTCTTGTCGCTTCTCTCTTGCACGGGCATTATTCGTATCTAAAATACGTTGGCGATTTGCCACATAGTATGCACGGTATGATACTCCTTTAGTCATTTTAATATATATACAGCAAAAAATTATAATCAATTTTTATTATAAAAAATAATTATAATTTTTTTTTTAATTTTTTACTTCTTAGGATTCCAGATTTGACACGCCACCTTTAGTTTATCCTTAATGGTTGCCTTTGGTGCTTCCTCTTCCTCTTCCTCTTCCTCATCTTCTGGTCGTTCTACTGCACCCTTGATGTATTGGTCGCCCTTCTCTTCACGGCCACCTACTTCGTATCCGAGCATTTCTAATTTCTCCTTAAGGTGCTTGTTAAATCCCGCTTGGCGTTGCCCGATGTTTTCGTTCTGTGAGGTAAGCATTTCCTTAACACGTTTAAACTTGAGATTACCCTTACCTTTGGTAATATTACCACGCAACCAGATGCCGAGGACATCACTTTCATTCACTGCCTTATCCTTTGCACTAGACATTGCCTTCGGTGCTTCCATACGTGGATTATCAATGTAGAGAGATGCACCTTCCAAAGCCCAGAGCATTAGACCTTCCACATTCTCTAACAACCTCTTGATAAAGTCATCATCTTTTACCATAATACGCTTCTTTTGTTTCGCCTCTTCATCAGCGTTCTCATAATCCGACGGGTCAATGAACTCACAATTTTGTTCGGCCACTTTTACACGACGGTATGTTCCCTTATCCTCAAACTTTAGGTCGGGCATATCATTACACGCCATTGCAAACTTTGCTTGTAGTTTAAATGTAATAGCATTCTTGTACTTGGCTTCAACCGTGAAAGACTCATCACCCGTTAAGGTCTTGACAATTTCGTTGTCAATCTTTGTTCCCTTTGCACGGCGAGGCTCAGAAAGGAATGCGAATCGCCCACCATTGAGATTGAAGAGTTGGTCGTTATTACCGACACGCTCTGTGGAGAGAGCATCAGAAGTAATAGTACGATAATATTTATCCAATAGAAGGGCGAGAATCTTACCCCATAAAAGGGATTTACCATTACCAGCCTTTGTGCCCCACGCAATAAGGAAGTCTTGACGGGTTGTAAAACCAGTAAGACAATAACCAATCCAGTATTGAATGAACTTGGCTACTTCTGCATCTTGACCGAACCAATCCATAGATGCCTTACGAATGTCCGTTGTATCAGCCTTAACATTGTATGCGATGGGAATGCGGAAAGTAAAGTAGTGTTCCCGTTCATAAGGGATAAGTTTCTTCTCACTAAACTTCCACACACCATTTACGAGTGGGAGAAGGTCGGCGTTCTGGTTAAAGTAGTTGGCGGGGTCTTCGTCTGAACGGCAAAGAGCGGGTAAGAATGAACTAACAAGGGTGATTACACCAGTACCACCACATACCTTCATTGCATCGTTTAGTTTCTTGAGTTGTGCTTTACGTTTTACTGCTTCTTCTTCGTCCTTTGCTACTGGTAAATCAGCAATCATTTTGCGGAAGACATTAGAAGTCTGTTCTACAAAGAGGAAGTTAATATGTGCGTTGTTTTCACTTACACGCCATAGCGTTTCACGGGCATCATACACATAGTATGTCTTATGAGAATTGGAGTATAGAATATCCCCCGCCATTGCGTTGTAGAATATCTCACACCAACCATTGGAGTTGTTCTGATTCACGAGTCCCCAATAGGTACTCTTTGCATAGGCAAAGTATTTTTCGGGATTACAGACCTTAGCCCAGTGCTTAAGAGACCCCATACTAATACGACCATTTGGCTTTGCAGAATCCCACGCTTTAGAGTTTTGCATCGTGGAATCTTTGTATGCTGGGGCACGGGCGGAGTGTTTTAGGAACACTTCCTTCATCTCATCAGAAGAACTGATACTCTTTAGCATCATCATTAAACGCAACCAGTTGTCGTGGGAGTGTAGCCATTCGGGCGTAAGACAAGAGCATAGATTCTCTACTTCATCCATTACTGGTGCAACGGTTGGCGGAGTAAATACTTCATCGTCAGTTTCGGTCTCAGTTTCGGGATAAATGATTACATTTTGTGGCTTACTAAAGGACTCCGTAATGACCTTTAATTCCTTAATGATTTGCTTAGGTGTCTTAGTGGGCTTTTTAGGGGCAACGCAATAGTCTGGGATAGTAAGGAAGTAGTCCAGTACTTCCTTAGGGAGTTCTGCTACATCATCTATACTCTCGGGGATACGTTCCCATTTGTATTGCACTACTCCATCGGGGTGGTCGTAGAATGATGGTTCTACGAAGAGACAACCGCCTTTACCAGCACGTATATCAATCTTTGCTACACCGTCCTTATTGGGCTGACACTGCTTAATAAGTGGGTGCTTCTTAAAGACGTAATGGAATCCTTTGAGTGTCTTCTGCTTCCACGTGCAGACTGCATCACATAGAGCCGAAATCTCGTGGCACTTCTCGCAGTTTCCATCAATATCTACCGCCATTAGGTTGTCCCCCATACTCATTTTCCAACCGTTCCAGTTGGGGTGGTCTTTGCCTTTGCCTTGAGCCATACCGGTTTTCTTACCAGTCTTAGCACACCAACGCAACGGGCACTTCTCCCATTCAACACCCAAAGCATCATAACGTTCAACAATTTGCTTTGAGTCCATTTCTAAAGAGGGTTTAGAAATTAATTTTGAGGATTTTACCGCAACTGAAGACATTTTTACACCGGAGAAAGAAGACATTTTAGGGTCTAACTTTTTACCGGAGATTATTCGTGTCAATTTTTATTTTTTCCGGTTTTTTTTATTTCGCTGTTTTTTTTGCTGTGCTATATTTTTTTCAATTTTTTTTGGACGGGGGGGACGGGGTTTTTTCGTCAGACTTTCTATAGAACAACTCTACGTAAGGAAAGTGTCAGAAAAATCCCGTTCCCCCCCGTTCCCCCCGTTCAAATTAATCAGTCTTTATAATCAAACATCTTAAGGTAAGGTTTAGAGTTATACTGCAGTATATCATATAGTTCATCACGAACCTTCTGTAGTGCTGGTTTAATCTTTGCATTAGGTAATGTAGCAATACGTCTAACACTCGCTACAATTTCATCGTCCTTCTTAAGGTAAGAATTGAGGGTGTATATAGTAGAGAGTCTATGGATAAACTGGTCTATTTCAAATCGTATTACGCCTATAGGGGATTTATACTCAAGAAGAGCAAGTAATGTATCCATATCACTTACAATCTGATAGAGTCTCCCTAAGTCTGAATTAAGGATAGGATTGAGTTCTTCTAACATCTTTGTATTGTGTTGGCACTTATATAATGCAAAAAGTCGTTTAAGTACTTTAAAGTAATTACCTTCCGCTGTATATGTGATAATGGATTCTATAAGGCTGACTTTAATATTGACGGGCTCTGGGTTTAGTACTTCACCATTGCAGTGGAACTCGTATATTACACTAAAGTCCGTGAAACGGTTATTCTGGACGAACCCTACTACGTCTAATTTTGTCAGACCGGGTGTAGGTAATGCCTCTTCTAACGTAAAATCCCGTCCCCTATAGTGCAGACAATTATTCAGTATATCCTTCGCAGTCCATCGCAAGATATGGAACTTTAATTTATCCCTTGCCGTGAGGAACTCAATCGGACTTAATCTGCCTTTAAGTAGTCTAAGTGCATCTCTTGCTTCCGTTTGATTAATAACCCCAGCCTCTAGTAAGCATCGTATCTTATTACGACATTTTACCGCAAAATATCCGACAACTGTACCGTCTTTTACGTATGCTGATTTAGGAATGACACGCCATTCATCAACAACACCCGCTTTTATATTACCTATATACACATACTTCATATCACCTAACTTTTTAATATTGGATTGGAATCTCTTTCGTAGTTCAGTAAGAAACGTACTCGTTTTTCCTTTGTGTTTAACCACTTCATATCCGTCATAATCACCCGCATACTGTTGACTACGAAGCGACATAGACCCCACCAAATTAATATTATCACCCATAGACATTGCATTAAGAATCTTAATCGCATCTGAAGGGTAATTCTCGGGGTACTCTTTGGGTCTAATAACATCCATCTATTATAAAAGAGATTATATATAATCACATACTTCTGGCTCGTTGTTGTCATTCAATCGGAATGGCTTACCACATCCATATATAAGTCCTTTATCTAATAGCATATTACATTCTATCTCTGGTGCGTGGGGATTAATGGGTTCTACATTATCCTTATAGACTGCGTGACGGAATATTCTGCAATTAATTTCTTCAATCCATACGAAGTGGGTACAATGAGGACATATAACAAGCATTACTATATCATAGAAAATAAAACGGGGGGGACGGGATTATTTTGACACTTTTCTTACGTGGAGTACTCTCTAGAGAAAGTCTGACGAAATAATCCCGTTCCCCCCGTTTTCTGGTTTTCAACTTACAGCGACAGTAATTAAAAAATAATAAAATGCGGATTAGTTATACAATGGATAGAGAGACCTATCTACTTCATCAGACTCCCAATGAATGTGCTAAAGACCTATTGCAGTTTATTCCATTAGAACACGGTGATATTGTTGCAGAGCCATTCAAAGGAGAAGGGGCATTTTTCAATAACTTTCCAGAGTATGTAATGAAGAAATGGGCTGAGAAAGAAGAAGGTATTGATTATACTGAACTATCCGATTACGACTGGGTCATTACTAATCCTCCCTTCCGACTCCAGACAGACAAAGAAAAAAGAGTCAATAGTTTCTGGTATTTATTGGATTACTATTCTACAAGAGCAAGAAAAGGTATTGCCTTCCTTGGTAATGATATGTGCTTCTCTACTCTTACTCCACGTCGACAGTCACTCCTTAAAGAACGGGGGTGGTCTATAACAAAAGTAATTGTATGCAGTATTAAGAAGTGGAGGGGCAGATACTTCTTCTTTATCCTTCAGAAAAATAGAGATGGTTTTATGGATTATCTCAAGAGTAATTACTGAGATTTTTTTTTTCAAAAAAAAAAAGAGAAATAATGTTGGGTAGAAAAAAATTGAAAATAATATAGCACAGCATATAGCACAGCAAAAAAATATAAATCGGAAAAATAAAAAATTGACACGAAAAAACTCTTAAGAAATGTCAGAACTAAAAACAATGGCTAAAGTTGATTGCTCTATTTGCGACAAGGAATGCAAGATGGGTACTTATCACACTATTAATTGTAAAAAGATTGAAGGTACATTCTGCGAGGAATGTTATGTGGAGAATATTCTTCCTATGACACGCAAGATGGATGATTGTAGAAAGAAGAAGATTGAACGTAAGAAGGCGGAAGAAGAACGTAAGAAGGCGGAAGAAGAACGTAAGAAGGCGGAAGAAGAAGAGAAAAAAGGACTAAATGAAGAAGAAGAAAAAATTATGCGATGGCGTATGGCTCCCAGTAAGCACGTATGGTACATATCATCAGTGTACTTATCTAAAGACGAAGCACCTAAATATCAGTACGAACTCCCCTTTAATACGAAGGTAGTTAAACTATCTGCCCTTAAGAAGGGCGACGTTTTAGTAAGAGAGAGAGCGTGGGCAACAGAAGATGTAGTAATACTTTGTAAAGTAGTTCGTATTAATAAAAAGACCGTTTCAGTAGAGGACTGCGACCAACGGGGATTACTTACCCCTCATAGTAGTGCAGATAAGATTGAAATCACCCAGTGGAGTGAATGGAAAATTATTGAATACTAAAGTTAGGCCGTTGTTTTGGGGATGGTGGAAGAGCATCTAACTTTAAATCTTGCCCCCACCATTCCAGAATACGTGATGGTGTGAGTGTATATCTACTGGGCGGGTAGAGTGCTATTTTTTTCTTTTCGGGCTCTTTATCCTCTTTAGGTTCTTCTTCGGGGTCTTCTTTGGGCTTCCAGAACCAAGATTTAATCCAAGCAATCATCTATTAAGTAGAGATTTTATTATCATCTATAATTTTTAAAACGGGGGGGAACGGGATTTTTTTGACACTTTTCTTACGTGGAGTACTTTCTAGGGAAAGTCTGACGAAATAATCCCGTCCCCCCCGTCGGAAAAAATTGAAAAAATATATTATGCCATAATTGGAGCGTGTTCTTGATATTTCCCAGACCCTTTCATTAAAACTCCTTTACTAAATCCTCGTCTACCTTGTTTATAGAATATTATAGAATAACGATTGCCCTTAAAAGGTGTTGTCTGATGATACATTAATGCCCCGTTAAACATAGTAGGTTTGAAATATATATCATAATCAATTGGATTTTTTCCATTTTTATCCCATACACGTACATCACCACCCGTGTAATCGCCGATTCCAATAATAACAGACCTCCCGTTGTTGTGTATATCAATGTGTTTCTTTGCTTTTACACCGTGGTTTAATGTAATAGCCTCATAAGTCCAATCTTTAGGAACAACAGCATTTCCAAACTCTACTAGTAGTTTTAGTAAGGCTGGATACTCCTTATTCGCTACAAACTCATTATATCCCCGTCGTGTATTCCCAAATCCGAATGTCATTGTACGTCCGATTTTTCCAATTACATCTGCCCTACTGCTGATAGTAGGGACAGTCATTCTGTCTAATTCCATAAGTAGCCGTTCTGAAATCTCTTTTACCTTGGCTGGATTACGAAGTTGTAGTTGTTCTCTCTTATCATCCGGGATATTACCGAATCCATTATACTCCATCATCTATAATAGCGTAATAAAAAAGATTTAAAACAATACGGATAAACAATTGTAATAATGTCATACTATGAACGTAATAAAGAAGCCATCATTGCACGACAATTAGCATATCATAGGGAACACCGTGAAGAACGAATAGCATTTATGAAGGAATACAATAAAAAATACTGGTTGGCTCATAGACCAGAGCCAAAGCCAAAAAAAGAAAAGAAAGTTAAAGAACCACGACCACCTAAAGAGAAGAAAGTTAAGCCACCTAAAGAGAAAAAAGAAAAACCGAACTATGATTTTGTTGTACCTACATACGTATATAAAACAAAGATTACATACAGCAATTTTATTTTATCATTTGATTAACAAAAAATAATCATTGATAAGTGCGTTTTTTTCCCGATTGAAAAAATGTAGGGCTACAATAGAATGGCAACGCAGAAAGAGGACATCGCTTTTGGAACAAAATCAGAACAAGATAATTTAGAAATCCTACAAACTTTCTTAGATACGCAATTAGAACGTAAAGGAGGATACGCTGTTTTTGATTTTGAGAATCCGACGAAGACTATTTTCGTTGAATTGAAATCCCGGCGTATCGGGTCAAGAACATTTGATACAACCCTTGTCGGATTTAATAAAGTAGCATTTGCATCACATTTTAAAGACGGGACACAATTCTGGTTCGCATTTTGTTATATGGATGGAATATTTGTAATTAAGTATGATAGGGAACAATTTGATAAATATGAAGTACGTGATAATTATGTCCGTGGTGCAAGGAATGATACAACTAATAAACCCCAGAAGATAGTATTAATTCCGATTGAAGACCTTACCGAGTTAGTAATGGAAGAAGAATTATCATTAGATGAATTGAAACTTAATAAATTGGAATTGGAGGAAATGAATATGGACGAGTTGAAAATGGAACGAGAGAATACAGCAATTGAAGATATTAAGGAATAGTAGATGACCCACCGACAGAGTGTATTAAAAGCATTAGGACTCCCAAAAGATACTACCCTATCATTAGAAGAACTAGCAGAGCATACAGACCTACCAGTAGAGGCATTACAAGAAATATTTTACCGTGGTATAGGGGCTTGGAAAACAAACCCTTCTAGTATAAGGCTTAAAAACTTCAGTAAGAATCCTAACCTATCATTGTATCCACGCTCTGCAAGACTTAGTAAGGAACAATGGGCGATGGCTCGTGTATATTCCTTCGTTGATAAGGGAAAGACCTTTCATACGGCAGATGCTGATATAGCACAAAAGTATAATATTGGGTAAATATATTAGATGGAAGCCCATTTAGAATCAGTGGATGGAAAGATGAATACACTTCGTTTCCTTTCAAGAGTAATAAAAGATACTATATTTAACCAAGATACTGCCAAAAAACATAGTGATTTAAGGGCACACTATATTGTTATATTGCAAAGCATACATAATCTGCTTACACTATGTCAAGAAGACATAAACTACCAAATTAACCGCTTAAATAGGCACATTGAAGACATTAAGGCGGTAAAAATGTGAATAATTGTCATAATTACATTGCTGTAATAAAGTATATCGTATATATTATTACAGCGACCTATATTACCCGTAAAAAATCCGGATTTTTTACGGGTAATATAGTATCTTATATAGGTAATTACCTTAACATACAAAAAATATAGGTAATTATATCGGTTATATAGGTAATTATATCGGTTATATAGGTAAAATCCCCTACACGCCAACATCATTCAGCGTAGATAGGTAAGTGATTGTAAAATATCCATCCATTGATTCATAAAGCCGACTCTTATTACGGGTTTTAGCAGTGATTCCACTTGTAGCCAACATAGGAAACGGACAATAATCATCCCCATAAAATGAGCGTTTTAAGAACCCTTCTAAAGGAGCATTCATTTCGGGATGAAGTAATGCATATACCATAGCCATACGATGCAACTCGGGCACACACTTAGTACGTCCTAATTGAATCTTATCCGTATAGCGATGAACCAGTATCTTAATATCATTAACCATATTAAATGCAATCTCTACTAAATGTAATTTCTTTAGTTCTGCTTCTGTTCTTGGCTTACACTCTCCTTTACGGGCATCATATTTCATTTGATTCATAAAGCCAAAACCCATTTTATGCATTAATTCAGCCCATTGGTCTTCGTTGTTTACGTCTTTAATAATAGGGAGCAGTCTATTATAGAGTGATTTTCTTTGAATCACGTGCGTCAAATGCAATTCTCTAACGAAAGGCAAATTAATAAATGTCTCTCGTTCATCAGCATTTGCAAACTCAAAATTAAACTTTTTAATGGCATATACGAACAGAGTTCCATTATAGGCTTCAGTGAAGTATCTTTTTAATTCACGTACCAATGCTTCCCATTCTAAATCTTTATTACGTGCGGAGACTACGACCTCAAGTATATGGGCGAACCCAGAAGCAGTAAGTTCACCACGGACATCATCACGTCCATACACTTGCGACAACATTTCACGGTCTCGCAAGGCTCTGGTAAATAAGTTATTATGAATAGCAAAGATTTCACTCTCGGGGTCTCGGGGTACAACAGAGTTGATAGGGCGACGGACAACATCATCTGAGCGTTGAGGCTGAGGCAATGAACCATACACCGTCTGTAGGTGGTTCATCAATTCCAAATACTTTCCTTCGTCAATCTTCTCATCGTGGGAGAGGGATTCAATGGCTTCACGGACAATGTTAAGGGCTTCCATCTTGTTTTAGTTCTGACATTTCTTAAGAGTTTTTTCGTGTCAATTTTTATTTTTTCCGGTTTTTTTTGGCACACAGCAAAACCAGAAAAAATTGAAAAAATCCCGTTCCCCTCTTTTTTTTTTGAAAAACGGGGGGGACGGGATTTTTTCGTCAGACTTTCCCTAGAGAGTACTCCACGTAAGAAAAGTGTCAAAATAATCCCGTCCCCCCCGTTTTAGATTATTGAATAATCTACACGAATCTACCCTTCTAATGACCTAAATATGATTTTACGTAAAATCTTTCCTTACTATAGATGCCTACCTTATCTTTTACTAAACATTCAGAGAAGGCACGTCCTCTCGCCCGTGTTAAAGGAGGATTAAATGACGGCGATATTTTATATCTCAATGATGAGTCCGGCGGAGGAAAGCCTAAAAGAATTATTGACCGCTCTAAGTACTCTAAAGACCTTAACCTAAAACCAGCACAGAAAACCCGTGTATTCGTCCAATTGGAAGAGGCCTTATCTAAAGGCATAGACCCCTCCGAGATGAAAGAACACAAAGAATTGTATGAGAAAATGTACCGTGATTCAACCAATGATAAGATGATTGAACTAGATGATGAAGGCCAATTTGAATTGCTCCCTACCCCAGACCCTAAAAGACGTGAAGTATGGTATATAGCGGGTCAGAGTGGTTCGGGTAAATCTTTCATTGCTAAGTCCCTTGCTACTTACTATAAGAAGTTGTTTCCCGAACGTGAAGTGTATTTGATTTCTAAATTAGAAGAAGATGCTACATTGGATGCATTGAAGTTTCTTAAGCGACTAAAGATTCAATCATTCATAGATGATTACCCAGACCTTGAAGAGTTTAAGGATTGTATGGTTATAATGGACGACTACGATACATTGACTGGTGATGCCGATAAGGTCATTCATAAATTGATAGATGATTTGGCTATTATGGGAAGGCACAGCAACACTTCTATGCTCTGCCTTTCCCATTACCTAACTAACTATAAAAAAACTCGTCTCTTACTAACAGAAGCAACGCACTTAGTTGTATATCCAATGAGTACTTCCTTTCACGCTCTAAGATATTTACTTAAGAACCAAGTAGGTATTGAAGAAGACGACTTAAAGAGATATAGAAAACTCGGTAGTCGTTGGCTGTGCTTTGTTAAGGGCTTTCCAACAATGATGATAAGCCAAAAGAATGCAGAGATTCTCCATCAAGCATAATCTACGGTGTAGTAGATGGCTACTGGATACGCTCAATGGAATCCCGCTACAGTATATGTTGCTAATGATATTGTCGCATTTGATGGTGTCCTTTATATATCCCTCTTAGGGGCTAATGTGAATCGTCAGCCTAATAGCAACCCTACGTATTGGGCTACTACTGGTGCTTCTTCTGCTATTACTTCTATCGTTGCTGGTTCGGGTATTAGCGTCAGTGGGACTACTGCTATTACTGTAACGAATGCGGGAGTTCGCACACTAACGGCTGGAACGAATATGACAATCGGTGGGACTGCTACTGACCCGACTGTTATTAACAATGGTGTCCGTTCTCTTACTGCTGGAACAAATATTACACTCGGTGGGACTGCTAATATTCCCGTTATAAATGCTTCACCTAACACGGTGCGGGTTTCTTCAGTAATTACATCAAATTATAATGGCTCTCCTCCTATTGCATTGAATAATGACCCAGCCCTATTTGCTAAAACAGCCATAACTACCACATTACCTTCCGCATTCACTGGTTGCACTTCATTTACATTTTATATCCGTGAATTGACTGTTATAAGTAATTCCACTTTCACAACTGGAAACGTTCAGTTCCTTGTTTATCCAAGTCAAACACTAAATGCACAAATCAATCTTGCGAATGGTGCAATGATGTTTAAACTATGGTCTGTGGGTAGTGGAACTACGACCAGTAGTGCCGAATATGTAGTATGGAACTGGGCGCCGACTGGTGGTTTGACGGGTAATAATTTTTACTGGAATGTAGCACCATTCGCATTTACAAGTCCAACGAGTATCACCAATATTACTTATCTGAATATTGTATATGATATTGTGGGTAATTTTACTACTCTTACTTAAGAAATGCTGTGCTATATTTTTTTCAATTTTTTCCGACATCTCTGCTTCGCAGAGTGCAAGATTCGCCTCTGGCGAATACGACGGGGGGGACGGGGTTTTTTCGTCAGACTTTCTCTAGAGAGTACTCCACGTAAGAAAAGTGTCAAAATAATCCCGTCCCCCCCCCGTTTTCTGAAAAGTACACCTATATATTATCATATATATATAGATATGCCCTACAAGTTACGGAAGTGTCGTGGAAAAGACCTCTACTGGGTTATTACTAAAACTACGGGAGAAAAGCATAGTAATGAACCATTGCCTTTGGAACGTGCTAAAGCACAAATGAAAGCACTATATGCTTCTATGAAAGGTAGTGGTATATTTGATGAAGTTAAAGATAAAGGAATGGCCGTTCTTACTGGCACGAACTACGTAGGTGCATTTAATCGCTTAGATGATGCATACGTCAAGAGCCACCCTCCCACTGATATAATTGATGAAGGAGCATATAGACACGATAAGGATTATGAAAGAATCGCAAAGATGCGGGAAAATGGGGCATCACCAGAAATAATTGATAAACTCATTAGAGAAAGCGATGAGCGATTCTTAAAGAATATCCGTGAAAATTATAAAGTAAATCCACTGGCTTCTGCACTGGGATACGCTGGAATCGCTAGTAAGAATGTAGCAGAAGATAAGTATGGTTTAGATAAAAATCTGTTCGTGGGTAAGGGCAGAGCCATAACAGTATTAGTACGTGCCCGAAGAAAACACAATTTCCCAATGAAAGGTGCTGGATTCTTTGGTGATTTATGGGATGCTACTAAACGTACTGTTAGTAGTGGATTGGATGTGGTAAAAACGGGTATTTTTAATGCTGTATCCTCAGTAAGCAATGTATTGGCTGGTAGAGCCCCTCGTGAGCGTCTGCCTCCTTCTGTACGTCGTTTATTGGCTAAAATCGGCGATTTGCCAATCGTGGAACTATATGTTCGGAGAGACCCTATTCAATCAGCACTCAACACAGCCCTTAACATTATCAGTTTCGGTGCGTGGGATAGTGTCCGACAAAAGTACCAATACGATAAGTTTTTCCATTTGCAATTAGAATGCGTTATACAAGTTGGTAATCAAGACTTTTTAGATAGACGATATACCTTAGAAAAGAATGCCGTTATTGAATTACATCCATCTGCTGATGCTACTAAGGATACTGAAATGCTTAGTGTCCCTCTTAATGGTATTGGAGTAACACTTAATAGTCTATTAGAAAATGCTAAGGTTATTCTCGGTAAGAACTATTACCTATATGACCCATTTTTAAACAACTGTCAAGACTTTATAATGGCCTTACTAAGGGGAAGTGGGTTAGGGAACAAAACCATTTATGATTTCGTAAAGCAACCCATTGATGAACTGATACAAGAAGTGCCGTCTTGGACGGGTAAGATTGGTCGTGCTTTGACAGATGCTGGTGGTGTAGTGGATACGATTATGTACGGACAAGGTAAATCTAAACCGATGCCTAAGTTCGCTAAGCAATTGGAAGCATTAGGAGTAAAACCAATGGATTATCTCGCAATGGCTCAGAAGAACGCCCATAAAGCGGGACTTGCTTATAATATGCTTAGTTTCAGTACAGATGATAAGCATAAATTACAAATCCCTAATGCTGACGGGAAGATTGTTCGGTTTGGAGCGTCTGGATTGAAAGATTATCTACTTTACACAATGACTCACGACGCAAAAGCCGACCAACGCCGTAATAACTACCGTCGACGTGCGACAAAGATACAAGGTGATTGGGCGAAAGACCCTTACTCAGCGAACTCTCTCGCATTGACAGTTTTATGGTCTTAATAGTAGCAACTACATCAAGATAGGACATTCTGTTCTATATTGATTTAATGAAGTATATTTCAATTATTTTACTGACATCTCTGCGAATACGACGGGGGGGACGGGATTATTTTGACACAATTCTTACGTGAGAGGTGCTATAGGGAAAGTCTGGCCGAAAAAGCCCGTCCCCCCCGTCGGAAAAAATTGAAATAGAACAGCGTCTTTTTGGCCGGAAGACTATAACCGGACGCAAGGCGTTTAATAACGGAGAATTGCGTATCCGACGACTTTACCGGGGGCTACGGTTGCTACTGCTTGGTCTGAGTTAATATAGAAACTACCCGCAGTAACATTATCTACAGAAAATGCAGTTGCACCAGCCACTGCTTCAACAGCACCGACACCCCAACAAATGATGACAGAGTTCGCAGTAACGGCGGAGTCAGTAACTTGGACGCTATAACCAGCGTTTGCGATAGTAGCAGTACCTATACGTAAGGGAGTTTCGGAAGCATTAGAACCGGCTTGATGTACTGTAGATGCCATTTATAATATAGCCAAGGAAAATTATCTGAATCAATTTACATCAGACGAGAAGCCAATGATTTTTTGCGACCGCCAGTACCGCAACCCATTTGACCGCCCGTGCCGTACCCGACCGTATCCAGACCGGATTTTACTTTACCGAGGAAGCCAGATTCGGGCAGAAAGCCCTTCACTGCTGACACAATCGGTTTAGTGGAAGCATAAATGTCTTTTGCTTTAGACAAGATGTTGCCAAGTGCTGAGAAGGAGAACCCACCAACCATTCGGTCTAGTTCTGAGCGAACACCCATAGGAGCGAGAGGAGCAGAGATAATGTCTTGTTCTGACAGAACACCCTTGATAATACGGGAAGAACCACGAATAGATTCAAAGAAGCCACTATTAACGGCAATAACATACAATTGGGGAGTTTGTGCTACATCGGTGTTATTCATAACGGTAAGGTTAAACTGCAGTGTGAAGTTCCCTACTAAGGAAGGGGCTTGTCCGCTCTGCAACGTGATGTCTTGAGAAGGCTTCAAAACGAGAATAGACCCCGCAAGAGGGACGTTCTGACCTTGCTGACGTGCCGAATAAGTACCAATGGCACCGTAAGAACCTCCAGCACTCTTACCCTTACCGATGAACGTAGCGTAATCCATACACAACCCGTTTTTAACGGACATATTGTAAAGTTGTTCCGCACTGTGTGATGACAAAAGCCCACTAAAATTGTCAAAATTAATTGACAGCGGGTTAGGAGTATCATCCAATCGTGTAGCGAGGGGTAGGTAGTAATCGGCATCATTTGCTTGACTGCTAGATGGTTTAGCATAAATGATAAGCAAATCGGGAATGGAAGGAAGGGTAATTGTGTTAGACGAAAGTTGACCCTTAGCACCAGCGTTGATTGCTGAAGATGCTTGGGAAATATAGCGAGGAAACTCCATATAAGGGACTACCGACTTAGGAGGTAAGGGAACATCTAGAGATGGCGTCAAAAATTGGCAGTTAATAACGGCTCCTTGGATTACATTACCCGCACTATTGTTGAACTGAACGTTTGACAATGAACGACCTTGACGGGCACACTGCCGTACAACACGGGCAACACCAGAGGCACTCTGCAAGTTCATAATTAACTGCATATTGTTAATACCGAACAGCCCAGTGTCCCACTCGTGCTCGTCGGAGAAGACAAATGGGGACAATACAATCGGTTCCGTAGAACGGAATCGGAAGTAGACGGTATGTACCAGACCAGCATTTACAGCAGACTGGTAGGTCGGAACACCATTGACACACGCATAAGTAGCACCAGCGAAAGCGGGTGAGGCTGTAGTAAGAACACTACCACCAGCATCCGTAAACTCCAGAAACGGAGTAGCACCGTTAGGAACGTTGTCGTAATCCGTCATATTCTCGTAACCAGCCAGAGGATTGGATAAAGTGCCGTAAGCATCGTTATAGTTGGCATACTTGTCTAGCATACTAGGAGCATTGCGAACCAAACGGTTTTTCTTACTGTCAGCCAGACGCAAAATGGGATACAATACATCTTGTGTATTAATTACGGAAGTTGTGTCGTTAATAGTGGCAGAAATGGTAGAGCATAAGGAGTTCAACGGCAACATTGCGAGAGCAAAATCACGACCGGGGACAACCAGAGAATCACCATTCGTGGGTTGTGCTCCCAAAGTGACAGTCATTGACATATATACGGTTGAACTCCACAATAATTTACGGTCGACAAAGACATTTTCACTCGGTACGTACACATTAAACGTAATTTGTGATGACGTAGAAGCAATAGCGTTAAACGGAGCGTTGGTAAGGGACAGAGCACCTTTTTCCACAGCATATTTAGGACGTGATTGAACTATACGTGAATCCAATACTGCCAACTTCTCTATGTCATTACTCATCTTATAGTATATCTTTAGAATATATTTTTGCGTCGTATTCGCCTCTGGCAGAGATGTCAATCAATCCGTAGCCTTTTAGATATGCTTCTTACGAAACATCATCTTAATAGATACGCTTGATAGATTAAACATATTGATAGGATACAACTGACTGTTAAGGCGGAACTTCCAGAAGACGGAGATGTTAATGTTGCGTATCTCTTGTTTAGAAAGTCCGAAATCACTCATACGATATTCCGCCGTCGGGGCGTAGTAGATGAACTGACGATAATCGTCAGCACCTCCTTGTGCCGTATCCAGAGCAACATCTGTAATAATAGGCGTAAATGCTGAACGACTTGTAGGGGCTGAATCTCCCAAATTACCCGTCCCAAGAATATTAGGTGCTGAAGAAGCCTCAAACTTAATGGGTAGTAATGTCGTAGTAAATACAATTGCACTAATGGGCGACCAGACACTATCTACACTCTTATAATCTTGTGTTAGTCTGTAATAGACTTTCTGTTTAGCAATGGGAACGTATCCCAGCGGAGCAATACCAGCATAAGGTGCTAATCGGTAATCCACCACATTAGAATAGAACTCATTACTAAAAATCATCTCACGTACATATCCTACGGGAACTGCCGTAGGGAAGGCTGGATACACTACTTCATTAATAGTGATTGCTCCAATCGTAGTAGAGTTCCAATACAATCCGCTAAAGTTCGCAAATAAACCAGCCATATTTGTATTAAAAAAGAGTCGTTCTTGAGGACGTGTAGCGGGAACAGCCGTCCCCGCTACATAAGGAATTGCAGTGAAAGGCTCTAACCGCTGACCGTATCCATCGGAGTCACCAAAGATACTAAAAATCTTTGTCTGTTCGTTGAACGTAATCTGGGGAGTCTGACAAACTGCTTGAAATGATGCAAACGTAGCAAAGGGAAAAGGGTCAGTTAGACCAGCCGTTGCCAACCACGCAGTGTTAAATGCATTGTAAAGAGCCAAATGAGCGGAGTTTAACGTAGTGTTAATAGTATCCAACCAATGCTGATAAGTCAGACACCAATAGTACCGTGAAGAAATATCTTGAATCGTAGTAGGAGGATTAGGTGTCGGTGCTAATACAGAGTTGTTAATTTCGGGTACGTAAATCACATTCGTAGGAGTAGGTGCTATATTAAAAACAGTAGCACCCAGATTTGTAGTCCACGTTTGCTGTAATGTTATAGCCATTGCATAATTTGTAAGATTTACATTTGATTGCCCCACTTTAATGTTAGGAATAAATAATGGCAAATCACGATTCGCACCGTTCATTGTAAAACGAATGATAGAGAACTGATACTGTGATGCGTCCTTAATCAATGCCGTATCACGAGTTTCATTAAAACGAATCTGTGGGTCTTCTTCAGTCTGATTTAATACGTTTAAATCATCCGTTTTATTGTTAATAATATCACAGTTATAGTACACATAATGAGGTAAATCTGATTCACCTCCTTGTGTTTCAAAAGTGCCACGGTTATAAGCCATTCTAAATAGAGGTATTATTTTTTTATCTTATTATATGTAATTCCAGATACAAAATCATCAGCACTCATTCCACTTTTTTTTATAATAGAACCGTACTTATCTAATGAGTAGGGAGCATATAATAAACGTACAACGCAGTGCTTCCCACAAGTAGCCACATTAGGAGATTCTTTCTGGAACTGATGATGATTGTAAAAAACGGGTTTCCTCGTTGTTCTCAATAGCCGTGTCAGATTGGGCTTATCAATATCCAACATCTCTAAACGACCTTTTGACATACCACCCTTCTGGGCTGTATCCGGAGCATCACCGTAAGGGTCAAAGAACTCAATGCTTTTTGGGTAGTTAATAAGGCAAGTCCAATGACCCGATGTAGGACTACTGTTAGGGAAGAGTAGAATGGCTCTTCCTTTTTCATCAAAGAGTTCTTCCGCACTATTTAAGTCTTTCAATTGTGGGTAGTTCCATATCTTTATGTCATTACCTAGCAGTTTTCTTATGTCATCGTCTCCTAATGGATACTGTTTTATTTTAGCAATTGACATCTATATCTTCGTCATTTTTTTCTTTTATATATTAGAATGTCATACGCTCAGTGGAACCCATCTACAGTATATGTAGTAAATGATTTCGTGAATTATCTGGGTTTTGACTACAAAGCCACAACTACTAATGTAAATGTTGCTCCCTTCCCCGTTAGTGGTACTTGGACGCTTCAGACGAGCGGTGGAGGGAGCATTACTGGTTTAACAAATCCTCTTACATCAAATCTTGATGGAAACTCATTCTATCTGTCAAACTTATCCGCTCCACCCTCTGGGACGGCTTCTATTACATTGGGAGGAGGTCAAGCGTGGATTATTAAAAACACCGACTTAACCCCGTTGTTCGTTGCTGATGGGACTGGTATAGAACTGAGTTCTGTTGGTAGTGGTTATACAGTCAAATCTATCACACCCGCTGTTGGTAATAACTCAACTCAAGTCGCCACCACTGCATTTGTCCATCGGTCGCAAGTCAATACACTTAATTTTTTCAAGCCCCTCTTTCCATCACTTCTAAAACAGTCAATCATTTATCATAATGCTTCTACTACTATTACTGCTTCTAATATTGACGCACAAGTTGACGGTTTTCCCAGTACTCCCACATATATCTCTTATGGAGTAGAAAGACCCCTTAGATACGTCATTGTAGGTGATGGCACTGCAAATAATATTGCCGTTAGTACTGACGGAATTAATTATCAAGGACTTGGACTCATATTTTCTACTTGGGGTATATCTGTGGCTTATAGTCCGACTCTTAATAGATGGGTTGCCGTTGGTAAAGGGATTACCACTATGTTTTATAGTGATGATGCCTTTTCTTGGACTGCTGTTCCATCATCAACAAGTATTCTTGGTGAAGGACAACGTGTTTTTTGGAATGGAACACGTTTCCTTGCTGGTGCACTAACTGGTGGAAATACAATTGCTACTTCACTTGACGGTATAAGTTGGGCAACACAAGGAGCAACTACTTTTTCAACTTCTTGTGCTGGATTCGCTACTAATGGAGAAATAACTGTAGCCGTTGGCAGAGGAGGAAATACTGTTGCATATTCTTGGGATGGTGGTTTAACTTGGACTGGCTTAGGTAATATATTATGCGATATTGGTGGATTTTCTGTATGCTGGACTGGAACACGTTTCATAGCAACATTTGAAGATTCTGGAAGTGGAAATACAGTAGCATACAGTAGCGACGGCATATCTTGGATAGGAAATGGTATGGTTTTTGATTCACAAGGTCAAGGTGTGGCATCAAATAATATTACACAAATAGCAGTGGGTGGATATACAACACACATTTTTGCCAGTTATAATGGTGGTCTGAATTGGAATCCAGTATCTTCTACACTTGATGGAATCGGATTTGGCGTTCTCTGGAGTGGTTCATTATGGGTGGCTATTGGGTCTGGAACTCATAATTATGTATATTCCCCCGACGGTCAGAACTGGTTTGAATCAGCAACAGCACACTCTATAATTGAAACTACAATCAGAGGAGTTGCTTGTAATTCAGAACGGGCTAATAGAATAAATTTCCCAGTCAATATGATTGTTGTAAGTGGCGGAACTGGAAATACCTTAGCATACTCAACAGATAATGCACTAAGTTGGAAAAATGTATCGCCAACTCCGTTTTCAACACAGTGTTATAATGTCGCCTATGGTAATGGACTATGGGTTGGCTTCGGGCAAGGAGGTAATACATTAGCCTATAGTTATAACGGCAAGAACTGGATTGGTAATGGAACTGCTATACATACAACAAGTGCCCGTGGAGGAGTTTATGGAAGCAGATGGGTAAGTGTAGGAGCGGGAGGCAACAGCATAGCACATTCTACTGATGGCATCAACTGGACGGGCTTAGGAACAACTATGTTTACAACTGGTTTAGTAGTTGGGTATGGAGGAGGAACATTCGTGGCTGGAGGACAAACGGGTGCGAACACATTAGCCTATTCAACAACGGGAACTTCATTTAATGGTGCTGGAAATACACTTTTTACCACTGCTTGTAATGCAGTAGCCCATAATGGAATACGTTTTGCAGTAGGAGGTCAAGGTGGAAACTCCCTCGGTTATAGTAGCGACGGAATAACATATAGTCCAGTATCTGGTTCTACCAGTATATTTACAAATTGCAGAAGCATCGCTTGGAATGGAACAATCTTCTTAGCAACTGGAACGGGAGCCAATGTATTTGCCAGTTCAACAGATGGTATTACTTGGACTCCTCTTGGTGGTTCAAGTGTATTTAGCAGTGGAGGTCAAGAGGTCTTCTGGGCTGGTAATAAATGGATTGCATTGGGAAGCGGTGGAGCATTTATTGCAATTTCAACTGACGCTACTGGTGCATCTTGGATTAAACCACAGCAGACACAATTCAGTTCCCTTGGCTTAGGAGGTGCTTGGAACGGCTCAAACAGTCAAGCGATTATTCCAGCAACATCTATTGTATTAAACAGCACAAACAATAAGAAACTTGATTTAGTACCAGCCCCTTATGGAGTGAACAATATTACTAATTTAACAATAACAATTAAAGCATAATTAAAATAGGTAAATATATATTTTCTTTCATAATATTAAATGAGTTGGAACTCTTCTATTCAATTCGCAAAATTGTATAAAGCATATTTAACGTTAAGTACAACTGCACTTACAAATCCAATGATTGCTAATTTGAATATGGCTTCTTATAATATTAATAATGTAAATACCATTAATGCAGTTGCTGGAACGACTTTAATTTTATATGCTGACCCCGCACAAGGAGTTGTTGTTAATACAAAAATGACAATTCCGAATCACCCATTAGTCATTACAAATAATA